TTGGTTAGCTCCAGCCAGGAACATATCTAATCTATTAAGATCATTACCACGACCTAGAGCTTCAACACCAGTAACAATAGTAGGCTTAACAATATCTTTAGGTATCTTAGGTAGACGCTTGTCCTTAGACATCTTAGCCATCAACCTAGTAACGATGGGTAGCTGTAGCTCCTGTGATAACAAAGAGTAAAGACCCCCTAATGCAGCTTCTAACTCTTGACTGAGCATACGTATCTCTTCAGCTGTTACTCGTTCTGCATCTCTAACTACTCCTGATGTAAGTAGGAAAGCTTGGCTAAGTCTATCTGTTATGCCAGCCATAGTAGCTTGAGCAGTACGGAAGTCATTAAACTTATTAAGTTGTAACACCGATACATCTGCTTCACTACCTTGTACGATTGCTCCGTTCGGTGCTTCTGCTAAGGTTCTCGATCTTGTTGTACCGTTCGGGTTGACCATGAACAATACTTTAGCAGCCGCTGCACTACCTTCGACGATAGCTTTTGTAAGTGCTTCCAACGACTTGAGGTCTCCGATGTACTCTTCAACAAAACCTCTGCCGTAGTCCTCTCCATCAATCTGGGTGTAACGTAAAGGGAGCCATGGGGACTTATCGATTGGATACTTACCCACACTTTCTTCAATGAGGATACCTTTGACATCTTGATAAACGTTGAAGTGATCTCCTTCTCGTACTACCGCTGTATATAGATCACAAGTGTTTTCCTTTTCCTGTCTGTATACTTCTTCACGAACACTCTCAGGGAGCATCATAGGAGCTACAGTTTCTTTAATAGCTATGTGTGTAACGTTACCCATTGGATCACGCTTGATAACATAACGATCAAGTTTAAAGACACGCATACCACCTTCGTCCGGTAGGTATAATAAAGAGTTACCAGTAACAAGTAAGTTCTTGAGTGCTTGGAATATACCGTTCCTAAAGTTCTGTACTTCTACTTCCTGTGATACACTACGCTCTACATCAGCTAATGCTTTCTCTAAGTCAGTACGTAGTTGTTCTGCTCCTTCTACTCCGATGTCTTCCTTAGCTTTATCCAACTCATACTTATCTATAACAAGTCGAAAGAAGGGAGCGTTAGGTGGAAGTAATGCCAGTAATAACTTACTGCTTAGATTGAGTACACCTCTAGCTCCTATACCTTGGTACGGTGTGTAGTACTTACTAGCGTGACTGTGACCGTCAGGTGGTAAGACATACGGAAGTGTCAACTCAGATGAGGTTCTACCTCTATCCAAGAAAGACCACCTTTGGTTCTCTAAGCTATGATATAGCCCTTGAGCTGTTTCGTGCATATCGTTTAGATGTCGTCTTCGCTCGTCCACTCAGGACCACTCAAGATCGTAAGTATCTCTTCGTGTGTGTACTCCGTCTTACCGAGCAGAAAGAATGGTTGTGTGCCTTCGTACTTAACGAATGTTTTAATACCATCTAGTGAGTAGCGAAGCATTTCTTTGGAAGTGTTTATTACTTCATTAAAATCAACAGAGTCCACCTCGGATGCCTCAATGATAACATAAGTGTGTGAATTATACATAGATCGACTCTCCTGTTCCTATACTTGCTATTGCTGCATTACCGCTCAATGTTGCGTTATTTCCACCACTGCCTAAATCAGTAACTGTAGAACCTGTTCCGTTATCGTTATCACCGCCACGCCAATACCCACTCGGACTTAGATTTAAGCCAAAACTTCCGACATGAACAGGAGTGCCGCTATTATAAATATCAGACACTTGTGTTGATGTTAACTCATACTCAAAAGTAGATATTTCATCCACCGACCCATTCATATAATAACCGCTAGAATTTCCATTTCTTCCCATCACATACTCAGAACCTCCACCAGCATAACTAGCGTTTAAAGTGTCGCTTATCCACTCCGTTCCGTCTGTGTACACTTTAACGGTAGTACCTGAAAAGGTTATTACTATGTGATGCCAATTACCGTCACATAAATCTCTGTTGTACCCTGTACTGTTAGTTGTTGAGTATGCATTGCTGTCAGGTGTTTGAGGGTAAAAATTATGCGATGTTCCACCGCTTTTGAATATTATATACAAATTACCGTTAGACGGTCTAAGCCATGAAGCTATATTCCCAGTACCATTGTTACTAAAAGGCGTAATACTACTACTAGTATTTGTAGTATTCCACCAAAGTGAGTAACTAAATCCAGTAGTAGAACTTGATATATAACCAGTATTTGCGTAATCCCCACTTCCATCGAAAGCCAGCTTATACCTATTTGTAAAAGCAGTCGTTTCATCGTATTTATAACCGTACCAACTCGCACCATCGTAGATGATGTAGTTCTTCGTGTCTGTTTCAAAGTAAGCATCACCCGCAGACGGCGAGCCTGGACGAGTGAATGAAGTGGTTGTTGGTATTGTTGTTGGCATAGCTATTAGTCGTTATTGAAAATGTACCAGGCACTTCCGTCCCAAATATAAAAATCATTAGTATCTGTTCCATAAGCAATGTTAACTTCTCCGCTAGGATTAGTTGGTGTGCTTGCTTTAATGTTAGCCTCGGTATCTCTTGTCGTTACATTGAATAGATCAACAGCGTTCAAGAATGTACCACTAAGACTTGCTTGTGTGAACCCACTAGAAGATAATGTAATGCCACTCACCCCACTCGATACGGTAGCTGGGTTGGTAAGATTAAATGTAATAACAGTATCTGAGCCTGTGCTTAATGTCTGACCCGTATCTACTGTAAGTACAAGTGTGCCTGTTGACTGTGTCCAAGAACCAGCACTACCAAATACAGATGCTCCTGACCCGCTTAAAGTTAACGAGCTGTCTGCTGTTTGTGATCCTGTAAGTCCAGCAAGTGTAATAGAATCTCCAGCGGATATGTCTCTACTCGGTTGAACGGTAAAGGCAAGGATGTTTGTGTTATCCAGATTCGTTTGTCCGTTCTCAAGCGTAGCTGTATCAAAGGTTCCTGGTAATACAGTAGGACTAGCGATTACACCTAATCCAAATGTAGGAAGTACGAACATACCTATTAAGAAGCGGTGTCTCCGGCTAAGATGTAGGTGTCGGTATCGTAAGCAACAATGCTCGCTACTCCGTATTGACCGTTGATCTTAGTGTGGGACTGTCTGTTGTTGATGGTGGAAGCTCCTGAGTTGTTATCAAACTCAACTTGACCCGCTCCCTTTTGTATTACTGAGCAATTAAAACCTGTAGCTAAACCCGATGGAACGATAACTTTAATCGCACTACCTGAGTTCATAACAACAACCGTACCGTTATTGTCATTAGTTAATGTATGGTCTGTCGTTTTTTCTGTAGGTACTTCAGCACTAAATCCTTTGATTGCATTATCATCAAAGTCAAAGTCTCCAAGTTCTCCCGCAGTTACTCCTGTTATAAAACTGCTTATGTCTGCTGTCTGTACGGGAGCCGCTGCCATTAGGTTGGTAACGGTTAATTGTTTTGTCGTACTATCGGTATCATCTACAACAGCCAGGAAATCAGCTCCAGCTACTGTTGATAAAACTCCGAGTTCACTAATCTTTTTATTGGCCATAAGTATTAAGCGGGTTCAAATAATAATATTTCTTTTAGTTCAGTTGTCAATGGTTCACTTGCTTCTGTAAAGATTGCTCCGTCAATGACTTCTTCTTGTGGTGCGTCAAATCCGTAGAGCTTTTCAAAGGCAGGTCGTATGAAGTTGCCGGGCAAAGCGATAATGCTGCTGGGCTTTTCAAGCGTTGACGGAAACTCAAGCGACATATCTTATAGAGAGTCAACAGTACCAGAAGCGTAGACGCTGTGAGTTCCAGATGTGTAAGCACTGATGTTAGCTCTAATCTTTTCGTAGTGTCCGTGGTCGTCACGAATCATAAGCGATCCAGCAGCTGTAACAGATTGACTGTGTATAACGTGCCAAGCAGACGACTCACTGAAGTAAGCTTCGATGTCTACTGTTGCAGTGCCTGAAACTGTTGTTGCTATTAAGAACGTCCATCCCTTAGAACGCTCAACTGAGAAACTATTACCCGCCCCTGACGCAGTGCCATCTGAGAGTAAAGTCTTTTTATCAAGTGTGCGAAGACTCATGTTTATTTATATTAC